GAGGTTCCAAATTGGTCTAATCAAATGTCTGCCCAACACACGAGTAACATCGCCGATCGTTGTGCGTGGTTCAATGACCTCCTAGCAGCCGTTTTCGTTGCGTGCACTAAGATTCTATCCGCGGTTAGTCTCAAGGCTGACAATAAGAAGATTAGTCTCAAACTTCCCACTAATGAAGTATTTATCCAAACGTGCTATAACAACATCGCCAAAGATATCTACAGGAATCCCTACGTTTTCCATGAAGAACAAAGTGAGTACACAAGAGATGATGAGCTCACACATCGCTTCACTACCTGCATTGAAAATACTGTGAAGGAGCTCATCCCAGTTCAACAGATCCTCCAGACATATATGTCACAAGAGACTCGTGACATTGACATTGATGGAGAAGTCCAAGACACTGAGGATCCGGATGTATTTGATGGTCCGGAAGAGATACCATTTCCAGAACCTGAGTCGGAGTCTTTACCTGAAAATGAGGACATGTTGGGTACCGGAGAGCAAATCCAACCAACTGGTCTAGAGAATGAGTTCAAGACGGTTCCCGGTGTTGAAGCACCAGAACCCGAACCTGAACCTGAACATATATCTGAACCTCAAATGGAATCCCATCTACCTCAGGCCATACAGGAAGATGATGGTGTCCTCTTTGGTGACGCACCAGATCATCGTATAAAAAAAACTGCGTATAATTAAATGGAATTATCAGACTATCTTAGAGATCCAATGACCGCTGCTCTCATAGCAGGGGTTATTACTGCTGGTTACATTCATGCTAAGGCTCAACTTAACAACGAAGGTAAATTAGAACTTAATAAATACACCAAGCCAGCTGTCCTCAATGCTATTCTAGTATTCTTCATTGTATCCAATGGCCTTGGTCAAAAAGAAGTTATTTCTAATGATCCTTTTTAAACTTAAAGATTACACTTATAATATAAGAAAATGGCGTCTGTCACTGCGTTTAATGACATGTTATCCCAATTTCTTGTGGAACTGCACAAGACTTTTCCAGATGAAAAAGGTATCAAGAAGATGACCGCATCCTTTGAGGTGATTAAACAAGCTAACCCCCGTCTCATTGTTGACAGTTTCATGAACGGTGTAACTCCTTACGCCGATAAGATTTCTGCTAAGGATGAATCGTTTCTTTTAGAGGAGATTGAGACTATTGATTTTCTCAAGGATTTGAACATTAAGAGTTACTGGTCTCGCATGACTGATGGTACGAAGGGTGCTACGTGGCAATACCTCCAAACCCTCTACATGCTCGGAACCACTATCAATTCTATCCCAGCCGATACACTCGCCCAAATTGAGAGCATTGCTAAAGGTGTAGCTGATAAGATGCAGACAGATGGTGGTGAACTTGATCAAGACGCTCTCATGAAGATGATGGGTAGCATGCTTGGTGGTATGAATAAAAAATAAACCTTCATATATACTAAATGAAGACCTGGTTTGAAGATCCTCAACAACTTATCAAATCGGATGAGGTCTTACAATTCTGGCCAAATAATGAACAAACTCCAGAAGACCGAATTAATGCGTCTTCGCGATTTATAATTTATGCATCTTGTATTATTTACCTTACTCGTCGTGATCCACGTATTTTTGTACTTGGTGGTACTATTATAGGTGTTCTTTATGTTATGTATAAATCTAAAATGGTGAAGGAGGGTTATATCGGTGGTGTCGGTACTGAGTGTCAGATGCCTACTATAGATAATCCAATGGCTAATGTACTCATGACGGATTATACAGATGCACCAAACCGTTTAGAAGCCTGTTACTACCCAACCGTGAAGCCATTTGTTAAAGAGTATTTAGATGACCGTGTTCAATATGACTCAGGTAGATCTCGGACACCCCTTCCATCTCAACAGAAAAATGCATATGCTCGTCAATTCGTAACGACCGCTGTTTCTCAAATTCCAGGCGATCAAACCTCTTTCGCTGAGTGGTGTTATGGAAGTAAAAATAGTGCCTCTTGTAGAACCAATCCAGAAATGTGCAGCCCAAATGCTAGGGGTGTTCAATTAGAATCTTTCGGTGGTCTTGATCTGGCTGGTGATAAACGAACTGGTATGAGTGGGGGACTGTAGCTTATATAAATAAATCTCATGTAATAATAATAATATGGCATACCAATTGCAACCTGGTCTTGCAATAGTTCAAAACGCTGGTGCTCTCCCGTCTGTGAGAGCGAATGAAGAGATATTTGTATATCCTCAGCCCAGTACTCTTAACTACTGCGGTCGTCCAAATACTATGTTGTATGGAACTGCTCCATACATGGCGGGTAAGGGAGCTCCCGCTCAATTTATTGAGACAAGTGATCAACTCCGCCCTCAATCTACCACTCGTTTCAACAAGGTCGTCGTACCAACATACGAACGTAACCTGTTCCCACTCTCAAACATGGAGTGTAAGGTTCCCCTTCGTACAATTTCTTATGAGCCACAGAGTACTCGCGCTGAACTCCAGAACGACCTCTTTTATCAAAGATACGCCAATAAAAATGTTACTAAAAAATAAGAATGGCGGATCCCATTTCACTTGCAGCCATCGCTGGCTTGGTTTTTGCTGGTAGATCTTTGAGTTCTCGGTCTAAACCTGAACCAGTACCAGTTCAACAAACAACACCCCCAGAACCCCAAATTACTTATGATAATGACACACCAGACTTCGTTGAACGTGGATTTGAACCACGTGTAGAGATACCAAGCAAAATGGAAACGGAAAGTTTTGCGGATGTTTCTCTTCAACAGAGGAGTGGTGGTCAGGAAATTCTCAATATGAGAAACCGTATGTATGACACTGGTCGTATGAACAACCTCTCCCCAATTGAGAAGCAACTGGTTGGCCCAGGTCTTGGTGTTGGTAGTGATACCCCAGCAAGCGGTGGTTTCCAACAAATGTTCCGTGTGAACCCCGTCAATGTGGGTGCGTATCGTCTCACTACACTTCCCGGTCGCTCGGGTCCAGCGGGGGATACCACTGGTGGTCGGTCGGCTGTCGTTGGACAATTGAGCCACAATAAACCAGATACTACTGCCCATCTCCCATCTCGCCTCCCTGCTATGCCTGGTCGTGCCCAGGGTATGGCTGGTTCTATACCAAGACCTAGTCATCAGAAGACTATGAGAACAACGAATCGGTCAGAGACTGGTCTCCGACAGGATGGTTTAGGTTTCAATGGTGCGAAGCGGTTTATCTCCGCCCAATCTATGCCTCAAGATCCCACCCGTTTCAAGAGTGACCGCAACGATCAACAGTTTAGCCATTACAGTCACACTACTCCAGGTATTACTAACTTCAAGGGTGCTTATGCCACCAGTGCGGCTGCTCAGATTACTACAAAGAATAATGAAGAGTTGATGAAGCATGGATTCCGACCAGAAGATCGTCGCGGTAAGGCTAGTCGTATGGGTAACGCTGGTCGTATGAATGTGAGAGAGAGTGCTCTCAAACAGGGTGGTGCACTCACGGCTGTTCGTAGAGATGTGTCACGTACTGATGGTCGTGTGCAGCCTGCAAATGGTGCCTGGACTCAAAATTATCAGCAGAAGCCTTTCCACCAATTCAACACCTATAAGGGTAACGAAAATCCATATAGTCGTGACTTGGGTGTCGCGAAGAGACAACTCCAGAACAACCCTCTCGCGCAAAGTATTTGTTAGATATTCATTTATAGATAAAAACAATCATTAAAATATTATACCTATATTTTAATGAAGGTTCACACCCTTGATATAGATAGTGGTGAGAGAGATACTAATGTATATACATACGCCAATAATTATACGGTCACGCTAAAAGAACCTATATATGACGTTACACAAATCAGACTGATTTCTGCTCGTATACCTACAGCACAATTAACTACATGTTCTACGAATAAAACGTTCAGTATTCATGACTCAGGTGCCCCAAATGACCTCATTGAGATTACCCTCAATGAGACTAATTATACAAACGGAACTGCTCTCGCATCGGATCTTGACACCCTCATGCAACCACCAGCGACGTGTATAGATCAGGTTGTATTTGACGCAGATACACATGCTCTCACGTTTTCAAACACAACTCAAGCATCTAGTAATACATTCTCCTTCAAGTTCTTCGATGGTACGAATGGTTATTTGAGTAATACAGTCGTGACGACACCGCATCAAGTTATGGGATTTTCTTCTAAAAATACAAAATTGGGTGGTAGTGTAGTATCGGGTGCAATTAACTTAGGGGGACCTAATTCTCTCATTCTTCGCATCTCATCTGGACCCGACGAGTTTACGAAAACTGTGTATTCAGCGTCGCCATTCTATACCGGTCATATTCTTATGGATGGTACAGACGTTGTGAACTTCAGT